CTTAGGCAGAATGTTCATGTCATACTGCAAGGGTTCTTTTAGATAAGGAGTATCAAACCTAACTTTATGCTCAGTGACAAATTTGTATTTTTTACGCCATTCTAATATTTTTTCTAAAAGACTTTGAAAAGTAGTTACTGATAAAATGTTAAAAGTAATCATAAATGTAATTGGCAATTTTGTTGCTGACAGATATTTGTCAAGGTTTCGTTCCCATAATTCTAAGTCTAGACCGGTTCTAATATATTCCGCAGGGGTTCCCCAGGTATCGATGCTGGTAAACATTTTAAAACTTTTCACGCACTTGTTTTCTTGAATAATTTTCATCTTTTCAATAAACACATCAATCACATCCTTTGGCACACACAAATTTGAGTTAATACCAAACTCCATTTCTGGCTGAGGATTTTCAATTAAGTAGTCAAGGATTTTATATGTGTGCTTACTAAGTAGAGGCTCTCCACCTGTCACTCTAAGATACTGTAAGTCTTTTATTGCGTCAGGAATCCATTTCCAAAATGCATCAATATAAGGATTAGTTTCACTTTGTAAGAAAGGAAGTCCTTTACCCGGCTTCATATAACTGACATCATTGAACGTCATGCCTGGCATCACATAAGGGCCATGCTTTTTAATTTCCTGCATCCATGTGGTTGAATAAGATGGAGAGCAGTACGCACATTTAAAATTACATGTCGTATCAAAATCAACTTCTAAGTATGTAGGATTGATATCAACATCCCACGGCATGGTAGAAATTTTATCAAGGTGTGGTGCTGCCCATACCTCAGAACTTTTTGTGATACGGTCACTATAAACGGCAGAATCTTGTTTACTATCTTCAACCCGCCAACAATAATCACATTCCTTTGGACGTTCACCCTCAAGCATCATCTTTCGCTGTTGCTTCTTGAACTTTGTGTTGTGCAGGGCAGAAGGATTATCTTTTAATTCTTCTAATGGAATTTCATGGGGGGCAGGATGATGGCACGAATGTGTTGTTCCTGTGCCTAAATGTAACGTAACTTGTAGCCACTTTGCCGCACAAAAACTCGGACTTATTGTTTTTAATTTTTGATGTGTATGCTCAAAATCATCAGTAGTTAACATTTTTCAATCCTATAGTCATGTATCGTGTAAATTGTGTGCAATCCAGGTGCCCCGCAAACTTCACTACATCCAGCTTATTTAGTTGTTGAAATTCAGTTAATGATGGTGCACATCTCACATGTTCCTCACAAGAAAAAAAGTTGTTACCTTGTAACACCACATTTACATTGTGTGGAACATGGGATAACCAAGCATCAAACGTGTCTTGGGATACATGTTCAGTCGAGGTGTTTATCACCAATCTTGTGTCAGGTGAATATTCTGTGAAGTGTTGCATATCTGCGGTGATGAATTCAATATCATCATCAGGTAATTTCAAACGAGTACCAAACTCAGCACATTTTGCATCTTTATCCACAGATGTAACACGAACACCCGGAATGGCTTCATATAATAATTGTCCTAGCACACCATACCATCCGCCAACAATGTAAATGTGTGATCCAGGAAATAAAAGACAATGCGTGTTCACTTGTTCAATCAACCACATTTTACTGTGTAATTGGCTTGCCCAAAAATTTTCTAACACACGATATTGTTCGGGAGAATTCATTTCCTCCCGAACAATATTCATCCATTGTATCACTCGTTCATGGGTAATCATTATCGGATCGTGTATTGTTCTAAACTTCGATTCAATTGATTGTTCACTTGAATGAATTGTGCCTTTTCTGACAATTCTTCAAGGTTTTTTGCGCCAACATAGGCACAGGTTGAACGAATTCCCCCCAAAATGTCGGAAATGGTGTGTTCCACAAGTCCCTTATACGGAATTTGAACAACTCTCCCCTCGGACGCACGATAATTTTTCACTTGATTGTGTTTTTGTTGGGCTGCATGACTACTCATCCCATAAAAAGTGACTTTTCCATCGAAAATTTCTTGTTCCGACTCATCATGACCAGCAAAAACACTACCTGCCATCACCATTTGAGCGCCAACCGCGAATGCTTTGGAAAAATCACCGGGATTTACACATCCTCCATCACTTTGCACCCCACCACCAACACCATTTGCTGCATCCACACACTCCATTAACGCGGAAAACAGAGGATATCCCACACCTGCCACACGGCGAGTGGTACAAACTGCCCCTGTCCCGATACCAATACGTGCTAAATCGGCACCTGACTCAATGATTCGACAGGTTGCCTCAGGTGTTGTCACTGTGCCTGCTAAAATGAAGGCATCGGGAATGTTGAAACGAACTTTCGTGATGAAATCATAGAAAGGATTCATGTACCCATTCGCCACATCAATCACAATCTTTGGTGTGAAATTGGAAACTCTATCTTTCCACACTTTGATGATGTCCATGGCTTTGTTCAATTCACCATCGCTCATACCGATTGTTATAAATGCATGACTTACATCTTTTTCATTTACCCAATCTGATAAGGTATGATGCTTGGTGATTGCTGTAAAGGCATTGAACTTTTTTAATGCATGATGCATACTGAATGTGCCCACACCATCCATGTTGGCGGCAATGATGGGTACTCCAGTAATTTCTGCACCATGACATCCAGAAATCGTGGTTGTTAATTCAACTTGATTTCTTGATGTGATGTCTGAAAATTGTGGCACAATCAACACATCATCAAAATCCAACTTCACGCTCACGTTACGATGCCTTTTTCGTTACAGTTTCATACAAAGACTCGAAATCCTTGTGCATTTCAACTTCTTCACTGAAGTTGCCCTTGTGATAGGTACGTGCCAGCTTGTTCAGCACCTTTCTGTTCAATTGTAAATCATCACACACTTCTTTCTTGATGTTTTTCAGCAAGTCACGCTCTGCTTCCATACGTGTCATGCTCGTGGAAATGTCCTTCAAGGCATCAAGAAGTTTGAGCTTGTCCTCGGGGGATGTTGGTAGTGTCATTGTATAATCTCCATGTTTCAAAATGTTCACCTGGGTCTGATTTTCTCCCTGCGGGGAAAGCGATATCCTGATGACCCAGAATAGGTTTTGTTTTACTATCAGGATACCTAATATTAATATACTCCACTAAATTTTTCAAGCTCACATATTGTTGATCGGTGTATGTGATGCCATCTTTACCTTGTAAACATACACCAATACTAAATTTGTTCCAACTTGTTATTCCATTCCAACGTGAATCACCAGCATGTTTTGCCACATATTTCAAATCCATGAATTGTGTGATGGTACCATCACGTGCAATGAAATAATGGTATGCCAATCTACGCATTCGCAATACTAATCGTGTGGCTGATGCATTTAAGTTACCACCATCATTATGGATGACAACATAATTTTGTGTTGTATCCCGCTTCACCCTACCCGACAAGAAATTCTTTTTTACTTGTAGTATCGGAGGGTGAGGATTGATTGGTGGTTGAAGATGCAACATTAACGCCATCACCATGACTTGTACCATGTACTTCTCCTTTCTTGGGGACTATGAGCCAAGCAACAAGATAGGCAAAAATGATGGGGCATGGTGTGAAAATGATTACCAATAGTATGAAACGAATAATTGTAGCATCAATGTGTAATATCTCAGCCAATCCTCCACAAATACCACCTAAACGGACATTTGTTTCACTTCTATACCATGTCGTCATATTATATCTCCTGATATTTCATCCATGCCAACTCCTTTGCTTTTGTTTCAAGATCCACATCTATATTTAGATTGTAATCATCAATCTTTTTAAAGGCATAATCGGAATGGGCACGAGGATTACCTTGCACATTCTCATTTAAATTTTTACTTTCACTGTAATGAAACAACGGTTTGCAATCCCATGTTGTGGCAGCCAAGTGTGCAGCGCCATGACTGGTCAACCCATCGGGATGGAAGGTATGATGAAAATAATCAAATGTGATGGGCGTGTTAATTCTAGAGTAAATGTCATCATACAATTGCTTCACTGAGAAGGAATTTGCCTTGTCATCATTCTCCACCACCAATCGTTTTTGTGTTGAGACATTCAGAGAACGGAATCGCTCACAAAACCTATCAATGACATCCTGTGAATAATTCATACCTACATGGATGTTCAGAGGATATACATGAGTGGCAGGAAGCTGCATCATGGTCATGAT